ATGCAACCATTTTCCCTGCGTGATTCCGAGTTCCATTTGCCGTGTTCGGTTACAAACTGCGGTCGCTTTATTCGACTGATCCCTAGCTATCAATTCCGCTCTTTTCGCGGCCTTTGGATAAAGCTGTTTGATTTCTCTAACCATCATTTCAAGGTCTCGGCCTGCGGAATACGACCGCATGACGATGCCCTCAAGCTCTTGCGCGTACTGCGCTGGGATGCTTTTAATCAGGCTGATATTTTCGTTTAGCGAGGCGGTGAACGCATCCTTTACGGCGGGCGTCATGGTGAATTTTACAGCCCAGCCTGCATCCTTCAGGGATTTCGTAAACGCAATATCGCTGGCATCAAACATGCTTTTTACATATCCATACGCCACTTTCGGCGCTGAATCCTCAAAATGCTTTATCCACTTTTTAGCTAGGTCGGCGATTACTTTTTTAGTTACATCCGACGGCGTGCCGTCTTGCGCGATAAGGGCGGCTAGGCGAGGCGGGTTTTTGCGGTAAGATGCCGTCACCCAATACTCAAACGAGATGTGCATATCGACAATCATCTCTTGCAGCGCGTGTCGATAATGGTGGCAAACCCCCAGATTAGGAAGGGTAGGTGGCAGAATTTTCGGCTGACCTGTACTGCTTTTATTTACCTTCATCCGGCGGTTCTTCCCCGTTTGGCGGGGCATCGACACCCGCATATTTCTTGAATAGACCCATAATATCCGCGCTAAACTTCGTGCCTCCATGCAGTCCAGCATGAACCTCTGCTAGAAATTCGTTAGGGTTTTTTGCAGCGTAATTTCCCACCTCTTTACGCACGAGTCCTTGCTCACCAACATCAAATCGTGTGGCTTTTGTACGATATTTAGAATGTCCAATTTCATGGTGGATGACATGCAATGGATGGCTAGATGATAATTGGCCGCTTTCTTTATTGGTATTCATCATGCCAACTGGGTCGTTCCAAAACTGATAAGCGGCAGGATTTACATAGACTTTACCCTTATAGAAGCTAGCCGGTACAGATGCCCCATTCTTAAACTTACCTGGCGTTCCCAGCTCAGCTTCTTGTCCCATATCCTGCATCTGCTTAACTGCAACACGCATATTTTTACTATAACCGCCCTTGGAAAACTCGCCATTATCGGCACGCGGATGGTCGCTTTCGTTAAATTCCGCGTCGTGTGCCAGTATATCGCAATCCCCTGCCACTTTCGGGTCTTCCGGTGGTTCATCTGGTAATTCAGGCAATACTGGCATGTCACCAACGTCTATACCCTGATAACCGCTTTCAGGGTCTTTCGCCAGCTTTGCGCGGACTTCCTCTTGCGATAATATTCCGGCGTTCACATATCCCACATCCGTCACGCCATCTGCGGCGCGCACTTCGGACAATTCCTTGCCGGTAAGCTGGAATAGCGGCACGAACGTAAATCCGATGTCGGGATCAATCGAGCCGAACAAATTAAGCTGTACAACTTTCAAAATCGTTTCAATCGGCTCGCGCCAGAACGATTCCTGTTGCGCGGCGATCCAGTCGTAAAACACGCGAATTTCGCCCTCGCTTGATGCATTCAAGCCGGTTGGAGATAGCCCAGTCAGGATCACCGTCGGGATGCGCGACACTGAAGACATCTGCTCCTGCGATTGCGCCTGCAGTTCGCTCAGGCCAGATAGAGGCGTGTTTACCTGCACAACCTCCTCGCGGTCTTTATCCACCAGCATCAGCCCGCGATTACTGCGCGTTGCGGTAAACAGATCAGCGCGGGCGAATAAATCGGTGCCATCGTCCGAACCCTGTAAAACCTGATCCATCGAGGTTGAAAGAATCGTAATCGAGAAATTATTAATCAGATCGGCAACACTCTGACGCGTGCGCAGCCAGTTATCGACATACGGTTCAGCAAGCTGTGACATCGACATGCCAGCGAAGTTAAAAGCCGGTTTTAGCAGATCAGGTAGCGGTCGCGTCACGACGGTCATCAGGCGCGATGCGTGGACTTCTTGGCCGAGCATGAACCAGTTATCAGGCTTATAAAAATCTGGGGCGGCGGGATCAATCGAGTTATACCGTGACGGTGTTGTCCATATAGCCTCGACGGGTGATATGCGGGTGAGAGAATCTTTTTTAATCGTCCGTGGGTCGAGGATTAATGGGGTTTTACGGTCGGCACCTTTGATGTCGATAAACAACTGCGCGCGACCAAAAAGGCAATCATGTGCGGCGGCGGTCTGAATCGCACCCATGACATTAAGCCGCTTAAATTCGTCTTCGATCAATTTGATTTTATCGTTCGAATCCGTGTCATCGTCCTGCTTTGACGTGAACTCGATCCATTCGCGGGTGATTTCCGTTGAAAGCGTCGATGCGAACGCGCGGTATTCAGGCCGTGTCGCCAGCATGGAAAGGTACGAAAATCCCGGGAATCCCACCATCGTCTGCGCGTATTGCGAAAACTGTCCGTAGCCGGGGTTATAGTCCATCGCGATGACGGGGGCTTTTCCGCCCTTGGGCACAACGCCGGGCAGAATATCGGGCGGGCGCACGGGATAGGCGTATTTATTTACTGATTCTATCGCAACTGTTTTCGCTTTATAGGCGGCTGTTCGAAGTGAGTTCGGCTTAGGTTTAATCGTTTTTTTAGCCATCACCCGCGCCCCATAGCCTTGTTTAACGCTTCTTGCGAAATCCTGATTTTGCTGAAAAGAGGGTACAGCATACGCAGGGCTTGTGTCAATGCGTCCACCTGATCGTCGTTAGCCGACGCCGGGAATGCCGTCAATTCTGAAACCAAATCCTTAACCCACGGCGTGATGTCAGGATGTGGTAGCCACACGTTTCCAGCCTCCCAGTACGAGGTTACGGCGTGAGCACGCGCCAGCTTCGAACCATCCGGTTCAACGGCGATTAACCCCGGCACGATTGGCTTGAGCGTATCGATAACCGCCGGGCCGTTCGCCTTATCCTCGATGTAGAACTCGCGTATGTTAGGCCATTTTTCCTTGATGCGCACGGCCTCCGATACGGTTTTTGTGAAACTCATACGCGCGCGGGATTGGTCGAGCAGATACGAATTCGCGCCGTATTTTCCCCATACCTGAAATACCACGAAATCGGTGCCATCCGTGTCTTTGAACGTTGCATCAAGGCTGGCAACGACCTTGTCCCACTTCGTAGGCAGGTCTTTAGGCCAGTAATATCGCAGCCCGCTTTCCTTGAACACGTTTCCGCCCAGCGCGCGCGGGGATTGCTGGAAAATAGCAGCGAACCAGTAATCGGATAACTCTGCCTTAAACTCCAATAATTGCGATAGAGGATGCAAATCAGGGATTAGAGCGCCGATGGGCAGGCGAGGATTATAACCAACCTCATTTGGTTCGTTTATCGCGGGAAACCGCAAAACGGTCAAGCGCGGATCGCCACGGTGCAAGGCAGTTATACGCCCCATGAGGTCGTCCTCACTCCACGCTGTGGCCATGATAATTTGCCCGGAATTTTTACTCTGACGAGTCTTGCAGGTAGATTGATACCAATTCCAATGAGATTCTTTGGTCGTAGGACTTAAAGCTTCTTGCGCGTTTTTTATTGGATCATCAATAATAAAAATATCTGCTGGAAACCCCGTAAAACCCCCGCCTATACCGTCGAAAATACACTTACCCTCGCCGTTTGGGTTAGTAAATTCTCCGTTTGTATCTTTGGCGTATCTGTTTTTTTTCCCTATCAATGGGAATAGCGCGCGGTGGCGATCACTAACTAAATTACTTCGCACCGAGAGCGCCATTGAATCGGCGAGAGTTGACGAATAACTTGCCGCAGAAATATTAAATTCCGTGAATCTTCCCATTAGATATGCTGGCAATTTACGGCTAACAATCAATGACTTACCATGCTGCGGCGGAGCACATAAAATCAGGATGGGGCGAATACCCGATTGCATGTCGATAATAAATTTATCAAGGGCATCGCAAACTGCTCGGGAAAAAGATGAACAAACGTAGTTTGGAGTGGTATATTCGATGTAAGAATGCAATTCTTTACGCGCTTTACGCCTTGCCAGCAATTCTATTGCCGCCTCAGCTCGCGTTATCATCGCTGGCGGCTATTTGCTCAAGGCGGGAGTCGGTGAGTTCGGACACGCTCTCTGTGGCTATAGCGTCGAAATCCCTATCTCCTACAATAGGTTGAGCTGCTTTGCCGTCAAGTCGGTCGGTGATTTCTTTGAATGCGGCAAGGTCTCCATCAGCCGCACTATTCCATGCCTTTTCAGCCGCCCTTTTTAAGAGTTCGGGATCTTGCCG